AAGACCAAGCATGAACCTTAATATTCTCCAACTGATTCTGGCGCTGCTACAGCTTGCCCCGGTTATAGCTCAAGGAATCGTAACCGTCGAGGGCGCTGTAGGCCGCGGCAACGGCCCCGCTAAAAAAGCGATCTTGATGACTGCCGTAGATTCGGCTACCCCGCCAGAAATCAAAGCCAAGATCGGAGAGCTGATCGACCAACAGGCCACTTTGTTAAAACCTGTGCTCGATGCCATGCACCCGACTCCCGCAGCTGTCCAAAACCTGCATCCCGCTGGATCCGCCTAGTGCCCTGGAATCCGGAAGACGCAGCTCGTCACAATAAGAAGGCCACCGGACACAATGCCCGGGTCTGGTCGAACGTGGCGAACAGCGTTTTAACGCGCACCGGTGACGATGGCCGCGCCATCCGCGAAGCCAATGCCGTAGTAGCCCGCCAGCGCGGACGTGGACGCGCATCCAACAACGTCGTACGCCACTCCAAATAGTCAAAAAGCGTTTCGTCCGGTCTTGTCGAACGCCTATTCATAAGACTTTCAACACAAAACCGGCGACTGCCCGATGTTATCGGCCTGCAGTGCCACTGGTGCCAGAAACACCGGCCACCGTGGCGCGTTCATTCGCTCGCCTCGCGGCAGAACATTTGCGACTACTGCCTCGACTGGCATAACCGCGCGCTCGACGTATTAGGCGGCGGACTGCCCGCCGGCTGCCAGGTCTGCAATCTCGACTGGCCCACCTTGCGCGATCTCTCGCCAGGCGTCGAAGTGCGTCTGTATGTGGTCCCCAAGGACGGCATTTATCAACTGCTGTGCGCGAGCTGCGTACGGCCCTACCTTCCCAAGCGCGCGGAACTATACCGCGGCACCGAATTCGGAAAAACTTTGAACACCTAAAACCCTTATGGCTGACAAAACTGAAACTCCCCCGCCGGCGGCAGAAAGCACCCCGCCGCCGGAACCATCTGCGGCCGATCTGGCCAAAGACGCCCGCATTCAAGCGCTCGAAGCTCATAACGCCGAATTACAGCGCACCTCGGAATTCTGGCATAGCCGCGCAAGCGAACGGCCGGCCGCCGCGGCTGCGCCTGCCGCCACGGCCACGCCCGAACCGGAAGAAGACGAAGACCTCCTGGACCTGATCACTACTAAAGGGGTCAAAGGCCTGGATGCCTTGATGACCAAGCGCGGCTATGTGCGGCGCGATGAAGTCGATCACAAGGTTAACGCCAAAGCTACGCAAGTCACCGACGAAGCCCGCCTGGTGGCGCAGTATCCCGAACTGAACGACAACAAGAGCGACTTTTTCATGGCTACCGCCACGCGCTACGGAACGCTCGTGAAAAACGGCACCCCGGAGCACATGGCCATGCGTCTCGCAGCCGAGGGCGCCGAACTCGAAATGATCCGCGCGGGCAAGATGCAGACGCCGGCGGAGAAAGCCGCGGCAACCAAGGCCCAGCGCGAGACCGAACGGTTAGCGCACGTGGCTGCGCAGGGCGGCGATCGCGGCGGCCGGACCACGGACCAGGAAGAATCCGACGAACTCACCGCGGAGCAGCGCGCGGTAGCTATCCGTATGTTGGCCGTGGATGGAGTCACCGAAGAACAGGCGATCGAGCGCTACAAGGCCCGCGCCAAAAAGGGAGTCGCCATGAAAGGCGGCATCGAGAGCAACCGGAGGGCCGCATAAATGGCAACCAAACGAACAATCCCAGTGAAACCGCGGCCCTCGGATCCGGCCCGCGATCACAACGAAAAAATCCTGGCCGACCGCAAGCTGCGCGAGGAGCGCGAAGCCCTATCGAAGCATGCCCCGGTGGATCTCGGTTTGAAGATCGAGCACAAAGAACCCGAATCCGCCTTCGAAATGTTGGGCGATGAATTCGACAGGCGGAACTTCGGTGATGTGGTGCCAACGTACTCGCGCACGGTGTACGGCCCGCATCCCTTGCTCGAACAATGCCCCGGGCTGCTTGAACAAATCGAGCGGGTAGGTCTTGAAGAATACGCGGCCATGACCGCCGAGGCGATCAAGCTGAAAGGACCGAATGCGGTGCCCGATCCCATGATGCGCCGCGGCCTGCAACAGGCCATCAAGAAATTCGGAGTAGCCAAAGTGGCGCAGGCATTCTCCGATCGCATCATGGAAATTCCCAGCCGGATTGTCGAGATCGAAGCCGATCGCGATGAAGACGATGAGATTTTCGGGCGGCCTCTTGAAGACGCGGTACGCCGCTGGGGTCATCCGGGCATGGCGCCCAAGTTTCTAAGCGAGCGCTGCATCGGCGCCCTCGGCATGCGCGGGTACGTGATTGTTAAAGATGATCACGGCGATCCCGTCAAAGTGGGCACGCTCCTCATGGGCGAGATCCCCATCGCCACCGCCGAAAGAAGGCGTTACCTGGCTGCTAAAGCCAGCGACGACGCGGTACGCGATCAGGAAGATGCGTATCTGTCGAGCCAGCAGCGGATGCTGCGGGATGCGGGCGCCGTGGGTGTAGGCTCCGGTCCACTATCGAGCGGCGACCGCATGCAGGGCAACGCGAGCGAACGCGAGTCTCTATTGGGTGAGCGGCTTCTCGGCGTGCAAATCCGGCGCGAAGCCGGCGAACAGTAAAGTGATCCTGCTGTCGAATATCAAGGCAGCATGGAACCACAACCGAACCAGATTCAATACACGGTAGACAAGCTCTACCTGTTCCCGCAGTTCAGGGATCGCGGCGATTACGCGGTAAAAACAGGCCATCAGGCTCCGCCGTTTAATCCCGCCCGGCGCGTGCAGACATGGGAAGACCCCAGCGCGACAACCAACACGACGTATACCTACGTCGACATCAAAGCAGAGCCCAGCTTCACGCGCACATTCACATTGCCGGCCGCCGAAGCCAACCATGTGAATTTGACGGGATCATACACCTACCGGGATTACGTGGTCGTTCCTACCGATGCGGTGTTGATCGGCCCGTTCGGACAAATCGGGTTAGCCAGCGCCGATCAGGTTTGCATGAAAGCGGAAGCCGATTCGATTGCCGCTGAAGTTCAGCCGCTATACGCACAGGACAAGGCGGTCATCGAAGAATTGCAGACCGGAACCTATCACTACGCCTACCGCAACGATCCGCGCCGGCAGTGGTGCATCGTTTACGGCAGCAAAATTACCCTGATCGCGCAATCGCTCATCGAGCAGAAGAACAAGAACGGAGTGGGACGGCCGGGACACTGGACGCTTAACGCGCAGGGTGTTCCGGTTTGGGCAAGCGCGCCGGAAGTCACGGTAGCCCCTCCGACGATGAGCGTCCACGTGCCGATTCCGATCCGTCCACTGCTCGGCAATGAAAAGCTGGTGGCCTACATCAGCCCGAACCCCACCATGGCGCCGCAGGTAGTCGTGCATCGCACGGACCTCGAAGCGCAAGGCGCCAATAACGGCACTCCCGGAGGCGGAACGGTGGCGGACATCTGGGGACTTCTGCAAAAGATAGCCGCCAAGTTAGACGTGCGGTAAACAAAAATTCCGTGATTTGTCGAATAGCAACTTGTTGGAGGTAACTGGTGGCTAATACGAATGCTCCTTTCGGCTTCAGGCCGGTATCCCGGATGGGCGGTTCTCCGTTCTCCGTCACAGAATACGGCAAACTCGCCGCGGACACTCATGCGCTGTATAGAGGCGACCTGGTTTACAAGGTTGTGGGCGCAGCCGCGCTCGGAGACGGCGGCGGATTTAATTTCCCGGCGTGCGCTTCGGGTAGCGACGGAATCGCAGTGGTCAACCAGACCCTTTGGCTGGGCGCCAGTCTGACATACGGCGCGGCCTCCACTCTCACCGCTCACCCGGTAACGGACGAGGCGGACATGATTTATTTCGCACAGGCCAAGACTGGTCTCGCGGTCACCACCGTAGGGCACGTGGGCAAGAACGCGCCGGCGGACCTGGCGGCCGGTTCCACTACCACCAAGCTATCCGGCATGAGCGTGGGCACGCCCTTGACTACCGCCACATTGGATTTGAAAATCATCAAGGTCGCCATGCTCTCCGGGAACGCCGAGGGCGACTCGACCATTCTCGAAGTTTTGATTAACAAGCACCAGTTCACGGAAGCGGCACTCGGAGTCTAGCAGCTAGTTCGGAGGAGGGCGACAGACCATTCGCATGGCAAAGCCGCCCCCTCCAGTTTTCAAAAGTTTTCGGAGGCTTTAGATGTTTATTCGGACGATTTTTCCCGACCTGTACCTGCAGTCGATGCTACCCGCGATCGATGAGGTCATCATGACCAAGTATTCGCGGTTCCCCGATGAGTTCAGCGAAGTCTTCCGCATGGAAACTTCTACGCGCTCGATCGAGCAGACCACTGAGGTCACCGGCTTCGGACAGATGACGGTAGTGGCGGAAGGCGACAACACCCGCTATGACGCCCCCCTGCCGGCCTTCAATAAAACCTATGTCCATGCGCAATACGGGCTGGGTTTCAAGGTCTCGAAAATCGCCATGGACGATGACCGCTTCGGCGTAGTGCGCAAGCTCGGTACCGAATTGGGGCGCTCCGCCAAGGAAACCGTGGAAGTCTCGGCTGCGGCCATCTTCAACACCGGCTTCACCAGTGCGACGGGGCCAGACGGCAAGGCTTTGTTTGCTACCGATCACCCTCTGGTGGGCGGCGGGACACAGACCAACAAACTCTCTTACGCCACCGATCCGGATGTCACCTCGATCCAGCTCGCATTGACGGACATGCGGCAGACCAAGGATCACCGCGGCAAAAAGCTGCGCATCCCCACCAAGCAACTGATCCTGCCCCCGGCCCTCGAATTTGTTGGCGCCGAGCTATTGGGCGGACCGGACCGCGCGGACACTGCCAACCACACCATCAACGCCTTCAAACGGCGCTCGGGTATGCCGAGTTTCGATTCGTGGATGGTCTGGGATTATTTGACGGATCCACACAGTTGGTTCCTCGAAGGCGAGAAGTCCGACACCGAATTACGGTTCTACTGGCGTGAACAGTTCGGCACCGTGCACGATATCGACTTCGATTCGCGCAGTGTGAAGACGGCAGGCTGGGCACGGTGGTCTTGTGGCTACTCGGGCTTTTATGGGGTCTACGGCGTTCCTTCGAGTTAGAACGCCCGCGTGAGTGGAAGTGAGTTAGAGGAGCAATCATGGCACAGGTAGCAACACAGCGGACCACCGGAGTAACCAGGTTCAAAGGCCCCACGGTAATCACCATGCGCGGCGC